AAAGGCGGCCCGAAAGCCGCCCTCTAGTGGTCTCTACTACTGCGGCCTAGCCGCCTACCCGCCCTCTGCGTCCTTTTATAAAAAAGGCGGACCCGAGGGCCCGCCTGGTCCGAGAAATGTTCAACCCTACTCGTTCAACTCTTCTAGCAGCTCCCGCACCCTTACCCCTCGGCGCGAAAGATCGTCGCTCCTGGGCTGTCCTAGAGCGTCGTGCACGGCCCTGGAGCGTCGTTTGCCCATAAAATGGGGGGCGCCGACGCCTGGATCGCCGACGCCCCTGTCCGCACAGCCCGGGCCGTCTCTGCGTGCGGGCGGTGCTGCGCGGCTCCGTCTTATTTCCCCCGCTTCGTGTGCGGTCTGCCGCCCGCCGGTGCGCCCGGATCGAAATAGATTTCAAAGGCTCGGGCAATTTCGCCATCCTTCGGGCGAATGAGCATTTCCGGACCTTCCGCAAGCTGCGCAAACGTGCTTTCCGGCACGGGCTGCGCCGCCTCGACCAGTACTCCGAAGTCGAAGAGCCTCAGCCTCGCCTCCTGCGCCTCGATAAACGTCCAGATTTCGGGCAGCGGCCTTGTACGCATTGCCCGAAGTTCACGAATTGCCGCCGTAAGTGCCTCCCGCGCCTCGTTGATGACGGCAAAATTTGACTTGAAGCGGACCAATTTAGGCAGCTTGTCGTTGCCTTTATCCCGGAAAGTCTCGATCTGCTCGACGAGCCTTTGCCCCTGAAGGGCCGAGAGGTCTTTTTGCCACTTCTCGGCCTTGTCGGCAATGACAGGCACCGTCAGGGTTTCGAGATCGGCCTTGAGCTCGTCCAGGCGACGCGAGAAGTCGTTGCGGAGTGCGTCGCGCTTCCAGATCGCCTTGCTCAGCGCTTCGCGGCACTCCAGGATTTTTTGCTGATTGTGCGTGTACATAACAATCGATAGCCGCTCGGCAGCCGGGGTCACAAGCTCGCTGTCTACCCGATCGATCTCCGCCTGCACATCGCCCCAGCTCGCCTCTAGTTTCGCGATCTCGGAGGCCAGGGCCTCGCTCCGTTTCGTGTCGCGCTGCTTGAAAAGTGTTCGTCCCCATAAACTCATGATCGTTCTCCTTTCGTGCTGGTTGCGTTAACTATTAATATGCCATCCGCGCTTTAATCTGTTCTATGGTCAACCCCTCATAAATAGACTTGACTCGCTTGGGTTCCGGGTTCATCGCCATGAGTGCTACAGCGTTGAATGACGCCACAAGGGGATCTATTTTCCCGGTCCCCGAGGCTTGCTTCGTAATCAAGACCGCATTGCCCTTCGTCTCCACACGGGCATTACCGACGACCCATGCCATCATTTTTTGTCCGCCGTGCAAGATAGACTTCGCAGCTAACCGCCGCTCCAGGGTCTTGATTGCGCCGCTCAGCCTGTACCCCTGCGGGATTCCGACGACTCGATCAAACTCAATTCCTCCGCCCTGAACCTCATCAACGATGCCTCCGATCCCTACAGGGTCAACGCCTATCCTGTCCAGGAGCCCGGCCTTCTCGCATCGCATAACGATCTCACCTACCTGCTTGATGTCCTCGCCTATCTCCTCGACGATGATCAGGTCCCCATCTTTTTCGAAGTCACGATACCTTGCCGCCTCGGACTTGCGGCGCTCCAATGCGAGAGGGTGAGCCCAGGCCCGCGTCCACAGCCGCCAGAGGTCGCGCTGCTTCGCGTCCCGGCCAATTACGGCCAGGCCGAGAAGGTCGTCTAGACCCCCGCCGTCAATCCCGATCACAACCACTTCTGACTCCGCCAAGATGATGTCCAGCGTCACTTCTCCTGCAGCCGCTTCCCAAAAGTCCGCGCCCGCCCATCGAGAGGTCCGGAGGTTCATCCCCATTTCGACGTTCAAGTGTTTGGCGAGAAACCCGCGCATTGACTCCTCGCCCTGTTCCTCGGCCTTCTTGAATTCCCTCATAATAAATTCCTCATCGACCGACGCTCCGAGGTTTGGATTCGTTATGTAAAAATGTTTGGGGTCCAAATGTTTTTTATCCTCCAGGAGGGCCGGGGGGAATTCATAGATCACAGGAAGGAAACGGTTGTCGTCGATCCTTCCATCTCGGACACCGCGGGCGTAGTCCAACTTCTGCTTGAAGACACCCGCGGGGGCCTCATCGCTCTGCGTCGAAAGATAAACGACAAACCCCTCCGGCCGAGAGGCAAGACCGCCGTAGGCTTCCCGGAGCATGTTTTCCGCGTTGGGTTTCTTTCCGAAGAGCCACAGTTCTTCAACCAAAATTCCCGTTGCCCGTTTCCCTCCAATGGTTTCACTGTCCGCGGCGACGACCTTCAGGACCGCCCCGGTCGTCCGGTGGGTGATCGTCCTGAAGTGATCCTGGATATGAAGAAGGTCCGAGAGCTCCCCATCTGCCCGGATCATGTCCCTGGCGGGGTAAAATGAGTTATTTGCAACCTCCACAGTGGGCGCTAGAATCAGGAACTCCGCCGATTCGCGCCAATTCCGGATCAGGGCTGTTAACATGATCGCCGCGGCGCTGGTAGACTTACTGTTCTTTTTCGAAATGAGGAGTAGAAACTCTTGAATCAGCCGGCGGCCTGTGTCCGGGTCATACGCACCGAAGATCGCCGTCACGAAGTCAAATATCCACGGCCGCCCAGCCTCTCCCAGCGTCGGCCGGCCGAGTACATCGACGAGCCGGAGCGATTTAAAGACCTCCAGTGCGCTGTCTGCTTCCTGGGGAAATAGCGGGTGAAACGATATAAGGCTTACCCCGGCAACCAGTCTTTGTTCCCAGTCTTTACATGCTGTAGTCCATTCCATTATTTAACCATCCTGAGTGGTGGGGGTGACGGTTTGAACTTCCCGGAGCTCGCCGTCTTCGCCCGCTCATCCTTGTCCTTTTTCTTCGCCTCGCCTTCGCCTTTCCGGGCATGAATGAAGGGAGCCGCCGCTACGGCCATCCGATCCCGCCGCGAGGAGTCAATGTTGGGGTCGTTCATCACCTGGAGCATGTACTCCAAGGGAGAGAGTCGTTTTGTAGCTGCATCCCTGACGATGTCGCCCGGTAGGGCCGCCAGGAGATCCGGGAGACCTGGTTGCACATGCTCGCCCGCCTCTATCTTTGACTTTGCCCCCTTCGGCCTGCCCGCGCCCGGCCTGTAACCGCCTCGTCCCATTTCAACCTCTCTATTCCCGTTCGGTTTGAATTAGAAATCAAATACGGGATTTATTTTGCGCATGAGAACCCTTCCGGTTACGCAAGTTATCGTTTTCACTAAGATTTACCCCCCCTACCCCTTTCCTCGATAGCAGACTTCGCCGCGTGACACTCGGGGCACAGGGCTTGCCGATTCTGGTCGGTCTCCTTTCCCCCGAGGTGAAGAGGGACTACGTGGTCGATCTCCAACCCGTCGGCGGATGCCCGGCCGCACACGCGGCAGGCGTACCCGTCGCGCAGGAGGATACGCAACCGGATCTTCTGGAGCGCGTATCCTCGTATCCGCTCGACCGCGGCGCCACTGCCCCTCCTGGTGTCAATGGTCTTCACCTTCGGTGGGATTGTTGATAACCTTGCTTTCATTGAATTTTCTCGCTTTTCTACCGTCATATATTCTTCTTTCTTCTCTATATAAAAACACTCTCTCTTGTCTCCCTTATCCCTCTTGTCTCCCTTGTCCCTCTTGTCTCCCTTGTCCCTCTTCCTTCATTCTCCCTTGATTCTCCCTTGAAAAACCCCCTATAATTTCAACCCCTTCTATCAAGGGAGATAAGAAAGACGTTTCTTATATAAGGGCGTCCCAGATCCACCACCATCTTTCGCCGTCCTTGACGGAATCGACGCCCAGGGTTTCCTTCACTTTTTTGATCGTATCGAAGCTCACGCCCCGTTTTTCCCCTTCCTCGGCAATCTCGCTTGCTGGGATACGCTGCCGTTCGGCGAATAGGTCAAACAGAAGCTCTTCGGCCTTTTCCTTCATGGTCTGTTCAGACGCCCACTTCGCCTCGTGGAAAATCAGCCGCCCGCCGGATTTCAGCACTTCAAGCTCGGGGGCTGGCTTGCCCAGGTTGTTCTTGGCTTCTTTGATGGATCGCTTAAATTTCGATACGGGCAGGACAGACAGGACAAGGCGCACGGCGCTGGTTTTCGCGGTAGAGCCCACGGCCTTATCAAGCAGGCTGTGAGGATTGTCCTTCTCGGTTTTTCCTTTTTTCCAGTGGTCGATATAGATGAGACCCGCGCCGTGCCGATCACACACGGCGGCATTAACGGACATCATCACGTTGCCCACCTCGCTGTCACTATCTCCGTAAGATGTCATCCCCCGGATGGAGTCGATGAAAACCGCAAGCACGGGAGATTCGACGCTGATCTGTGCGAGAAGCCGGGAGAATTTTTTTAGATGGTCGGGACGGTCGAATTTGAAGAGATAATCGCCAGGGGCAAACTCCGCGACCCTAAAACGCGTGCTCTGAAACAGTCCGATCTCGTCGGCCTGGTTCAAGGTGTTCGCAAGCTGCCCTTCGCAGGCAACCCACAAAACGAGGCCCGCCGGGTTCGCTTCGAGGATCTCACGGGCGATCCCAAGGCAGATTGTGCTTTTACCTACGCCCTCGCGGGCGTTCACCATCACGGGCATACCCTTCGGGATATGGGAGCGCCACAGGTATTCGATGGTTCGGGAAAAGTGCGCCTGGAGCTCGCTGCACGTTCTGGCGCTTGCTTCGTCCTTCATCGCTTCACGTTCGGGCTTTTTCGGCGCCAACTCTTTTGCATCCGCCATGAGTCCCGAGAGGGCTTCTACGGCTTCGTCCTTCGTTTTAAATCGGCACAAAAAGTCCGTAACGTCCTGCCCTTCTCCCAGGCCCGGGAGCTCGATCACCTTTACAAAAGGTTTGTGCCCGTTTAGGCTCCTGGCGACCTGCTCAACATGAGCCCGTCCCGCTGCATCGTTGTCGCCGATAAGATAAAGCCCTTTTTTCTTTAGGGGCTCGTTGTACTCGGCCCGCCACTTCCCGGCACCCATCGGGCAGGATGTCGCCGTAAAGCCCAGCCGGTGCAGATTGTCGGCGTCTTTTTCTCCCTCGACGATCAATACTTCCCCGGCCTTGCAGACTTCCGGCAGGCGATAAAGGACCCGCCGCACGCCCTTGATGTCCTCGATCCATCCGCCTTTGCCGTCAGGCCGCCGCTGCCGAAAGTGCTTTTTCTTCCCGTGTTCGCCGGGCTCAAATCGGCAAACCTGGAAAAGCAGGGTTCCCGCCTCGTCTGTGTAGTCGTAAGTCTTGACGATCTGAGATTTGACTTTCTCGCCTTCGATCCCGAAATCGCGGGCAATCCCGGCCAGGACCTTCGGGAAGTCCCGCCTGGTGTCCAAGCCATTGATCTTCGCGTAGAAGTCCAGGAAGTCGCCCTTAGCCTGGCAACCGTGACAGAAGTAGACACCCGTTATTTCGTTGAAGTTAAGGGAAGGGTCGGCGTCGAGGTGAAAGGGGCATTTCCCCTGGTACTCATCCCCGCCGATCTTCTTGACGCCATCAGGCAGGTACTTTGAAAAAAAATTTTGATAGTGTCCTGCGAAGTGGTCAACAATCTGTTGTTTGTCCATGTCACCCCTGCACCCCTATCTCGGATTTAAGCGGCCCGGCCGGTCCAGGGGTGACTAAACCGGCCGGTTGCGTAAGCTAGCCGCTGTTTGTTTTCATGCCGCGCCGCAGGCGAAGGCTTTGACGATACACCTCAGGCTCTCCCGTTCGGCTTCCTCGATTTCCTGCGTTCGCCCAAGAATATCGCCATCAACATGGCGTTCGATGCACTCCCGCACAAGGGCCTTGAGCGTCCGGCCCGGGATGGCGTCCAGTTCTACGGATTCGCCATGAAAGCCCTTGCTCCGGGTGTCCGTGGCCTTCGTCGGCCGGGTCGGAAGGCTCCATTCTTCGATCTGTTGCGGGGTCACGGCTACGCGCTCGAAATGTATCTCGGCACGGGGTGCGTACTGGCGAAGCCTGCGCTCGACGTTTCTGGCAATGTCCTCGCCGGAAGGGTCATAGTCGCCGAATTGATAAATGCAGGTAGGCTTCCCCGAAGCCCCGATAGACGTCGCGCACTCGTACAGAAACGACAGGCTGCTATATCCGCGCGTCACCATCAGGGGAACGTCCCACTCAGCCGTCACCTCGTACAGTACCCCGGCAAGCGCGTCCTTCTCACACCACACCTCGACGTTGACGGCTTGCGAGGCCCACAGGGATCGCCTGTAGCAGCGCCAGGAATCGTAAAGCGCAGCGTGAAGGCTGTCGTAACTCGTGGGCTTCCGCATCCAGCGCGTATTGTCGGCAATGTAGTTGTAGGGAAGCTGCCCGCTTTCCCGAAGGCATCGGAGCACCCGCCCCACTGCCTGATAACCCGTCTCTGTCTTCGGCACGATCCCCCGCACCGTCGCCTGGTAGAAGGCTCCGCGCACCGTCTGGGGATGGTCGGCGGCCAGAATATCCAACAGGGCATCTTCCAGACGCCGCATCTCGGCTTTTGTGCGCCGATACCTTTTTATTGACCTAGATGCGTAAACCATCAGTTGCGCCCGCTATTTGTTTGCCTCGCCATGACGGGTTTCGCTTTTTTGTCGCTTTCATGGCTAGTCCTCAAGGCTGTCCGATGTCATGACAGGGGCATGAAAAAGAAAATTTTCGATGTCAGACGGCCGGTAGACTACCCGGCGGCCGATCCGAAAATAACGCGGCCCAACTTTACGGTTGCGCCAGTTCGCAAGCGTGCCCTCTGATCTAGTCAATGCCGGGTAGCGCTCGATAACGTCCTTCGGCGTCAGTGCGAGTGTTTCCATGCCTCAATCCCCCTGAAGTTTTGTTAGGGACATTAGGCCAATAATCACGGTGCGCGTCAATTAGAGGCGTAATTATTTAAGAAAATCGGAAAT